GTTTTCACTTGATCACCAGTGTCTGATTGGTGGCACCGGCATATCCCTGTCGGGAGAGCAGATCCAGCCTTACGGCTAGAATATCAGATAACAAATTAAAATGATAAGATTAAGTAAAAATAGATTAGCTTTTATAGCTTCTCTAGATTTACCAACTCATCAAGTTAATAAGGTTATTGACATTTGGATCAAGTATGAAACCGGATTACATGATTGCATTAGCAAGCATGGAAAACAGTACACACTAGGACTCTACAAAGATAGTTACATATTTCTACGTAACTATCTTCTGCAGCTTCCAACTCAACCTATATCGTTCTGTAAAGTCGATTCTAAGGGGATTCCTAAGCCCTTGTGGTCATTAAGACCACTCATCAAAAGGGAAAGGACCCTTCAAAGGATCGCACTAAGTATCGCTCGTTCTTACGAACAAATTCGTTTAGAAATTGATTATTCTAACTTAAAGAATATCACTGACGAGATGACTGAGGAAACTCAGAAATCCGTTCGGGATATCGATAAGAAGTTTAAGAAATTTCTTAAACGATTTACGCAAACGCGTAAGTGGTACTTAGGGTCAATTACAGATCCAATACAGCCTTGGAGCAAAGTGTTAACAACATTATCCAAAGGGCCGAACGGTCCTGCGGTAAGTTGCGCACACCTTGATGCCAAAGCAGTGATGAATGATAGCGCCCTATCCGCAGCAATTGGGAATCTTAATATTGCCTTACGGCAACATTGGATAACCAATTGGATGCAGGAACAGGCACGATCGTCCACCACTAATACAGAGGTTTACACCGGTAGGCTAGGCTTTTCAGCCGAACCCGCTGGTAAAACCCGAGTATTTGCTATTGGAGATTACTGGAGTCAACTTTCATTAAAGCCTATACAGATCTCTCTGTATAGGACACTACAGTCAATAAGTACAGATGCTACTTCTAACCAAGATAAAGGTTTCTCAACCTTACTCGAGGAAAGTCGTGGACATCCGACCTATTGTTTCGATCTTTCAGCAGCTTCGGACAGAATTCCTGCATTTATGCAGAAATACCGTCTAGAGCTGATGTCTGATCTATATGTAGCCGAAAGCTGGTTCCAAGTAATGACGAATCGGGACTTTTATGTTAAAGCCACTCGGAAAAGTGTGAGATGGTCGGTAGGACAGCCGTTAGGCTTACTATCTTCCTTCCCTAGCTTCGCCTTGTGGCACCACGATATCATCCAATTCGCGGCAAACTGGGAGAATTACCACAAAGGTTTACCTTTGAGGTTCTTCAAACAGTACCGTCTATTAGGTGATGACGTAGTGATATTTAACACAAAAGTAGCACGACGCTACCAATGGCTACTCGATCGTATTGGTCTTTCGATCAATATGACGAAGTCAGTCATTGGTGATTCAAGGAAATCCCAAATAGAGTTCGCCAAAAGGCTAGCTCTAGAAGGGAACGAAATGAGTCCCATCAAGTATAATATTCTCTCTAAGAATGACAAGCTAAGCTTGTTAGACTTAATAGAGTTATTACACAAGAGGGACTACATTTCTCCAGATGCAGCCCACTACGGGTTGTCTCGGATCCTTAAATCAGAGGATCTTCAACTCCTTCAGTATATGTTGTGGTTAAGAGTCTCTGTAGCGCCCTATCTGGATATCCAGAGAGGTAACGTTACCTTGAGGCTCACTCGTGAGGAGATGATGCAACGCATCATCACCAAACGAACCGCAAACATTATAAAGAAGGCGATGGAGATAAAGCCTCTAGACATGGAAACAGAGTTCCCACACCTTGTGAGGGGATTCAAATCCATCGGCGTGTCTTGTAGTGAGAAGACCTTGGCAGATAGGAGTATTGGGAACCTTTCTGGTTCCCATCCTATTGTGCTTGCTTTAACTCAGACTAGCCGCGAATTACAATTTCTTATGTTCGCAGTGCTGGATGATTTAGAGCCAGACACTGTTGCTCCGATTGAATACTTACCAATAGTTTCTTCACAAAGTTACTATAGTGACCGAAAGGCCGCTAATAGGTATCTAAGTGAGATACTACTGGAGTGCTATCACGAGGCTCTAGATGAAAAGAACCAAGTTCTTGCTGATTCGGTAAACTCGAAAGTTTACA